GGGATTAATATTGATAATAGAGATGGACTATGTAAAGTATACACATGTTATGATCCTTCTAATTTTATAGATGACACAACAACTAATTATATAGATACTAATCACGCACCAGCATTTGGTGATAGTGATGGATATGTCGTAGATATAAAAGGATCTGGTCAATATTGTCCATTTTATCCAAGTAATATTAGTGGTGGATCAAGTAGCACATATCTATGTGATTATCACTATAATACTAGTGGTAGTTGAAGAGTGCTGCGTGTCGGCGGGAGTTTGCATAATGGTGATCCGGCGGGTTTCTTTTATCTGCATGCTCACTCTTCCTCTTCCCTTGATATTTCTTATATCGGCTCTCGGCTCGCTGCTTATGTCGGCACAACCACTGATAAAAAGGACAACCCTATTTATGGTGTAAAATGAGACACTACTAATTCTGATCCTTCTGCATCACTTACGAAAGGATTTATACAATCCGGTTCTTTTATATCCACATCTTATGAGGGATATCCTATTCAAGATAAGATGCATCGCGGATTATTACAATCTGATGGTACATGAACTCCACTTGATCCTGATGATTCTAACTATGATTGAAATGGGAATCCTGTTTCATTAGATGGGACAGAGGGTCAAGTAATGGTTAGAATAGACAAATTCTACATGTTGGTAACTACTGACGGAACAGATAAATATTTCCTTATCAGTGAAGATCCATTTGTATATAATGGAGAATCGGCCTTTATTCCTAATGGGTTTAAAGGTAAGGATTATATCTATATATCAGCATTTGAAGGATCTCTTTATAATAGCAGCACTTCTTCATTACAGATATCTGGTGGTAATGGATCTGGTGGTGCAAATACAAGCGAAGATTTATTATATAGTGTGGTTGGATGCAGACCTTGAACTAATGAAAGAAGAAGTGAATATAGAACATTATCTGAAAATATGAATACGGGTACTGTTACATACCATCAATGGGATTGGGGTATATTAGAAATTATATATTTGTTATATATAACTGAATATGCTAATTGAAATACCCAACAAGAATTGCCTGGATTTACAGAAGCAAGTTCTTTTGATCATAGTTTTACGAGGTATAGTGGCAGAACTGTGGAATTAGGTAATAATTCAGGATCTATATTGTGTGATTTAACAGGTGATGATGGTGATTTAGATAGTGTAATAACATCATCTGATTACATAGCAATGAGTTATAGAGGAATTGAAAATGTGTTTGGTAATGTATGAAAATTTGTTGATGGGATTAATATTGATAATAGAGATGGTGATTGTCATGTATTTGTTAGTTATACCGTTTCTACATTCACAGATGATACAAGTGGTGGAGATTATATAGATACTAATCACGCACCAGCATTTGGTGATAGTGTTGGATATGTCGTAGATATAAAAGGATCTGGCCAATATTGTCCATTTTATCCAAGTAATATTAGTGGTGGATCAAGTAGCACATATCTATGTGATTATCACTATAATACTAGTGGTAGTTGAAGAGTGCTGTATGTCGGCGGGCTTTTGAGTCGTGGTGATCTGGCGGGTTTCTTTTGTCTGCTTGCTTACTATTCCTCTTCCCTTGCGAATTCTGATATCGGCTCTCGGCTCGCTGCTTATGTCTAATTTTGGAGGATATCCTCCAAAATTAATCACACTTTAAAATATTAAGAATGGGAAGAGTTTCTTCCCATTCTGGTTACATAGTAGAGTACTGAATGTCGGCGGGAATTTGAATAATGGTGATCAAGCAGGTTTCTTTTATCTGCATGCTAACAATTCCTCTTCCAATGATAATTCTAATATCGGCTCTCAGCTCACTGAATATGTCTTAAAATTTAATATAAACTATGTAACCATGGCTCTTGCCAAAATACGTTTTGTCGAAACCCAGTGTTAGTAAGAGTAAAAATCTGAAAGTTCTGTTCTCACCGACATAAGGATTGTTTATGAAAAGACACGGAAATTTATGAAAAGATATTATAGACTTGGACAATTTGTATTTAGCACACAAAAATGCTAGAAGGGGAAAGACACATTATAAAGAAGTAAAGTTAATAGATCAAAATCCTGAATATTACATGAAGAGGTTACAGACACAACTAAAATGAGGATTTTTCGAAAATTCTGAATATACAATATTTAAGAAAGTTTGTGGAAACAAAATTAGAGAAATTTACAAACTTCCATATTATCCAGATAGAATTGTTCATCACGCAATTATGAATATTATAGAACCTATATGAAAAAATGTTCTTATCAGGGATACATATTCAGCTATTAAAAATAGAGGTATTCATGAAGGATTTTATAGAGTTAAGAAATTTCTAAGAGACAAACCCAACACCAAATATTGTTTAAAACTTGATATCAAAAAATTTTATCCCTCTATTAATCATACAATTCTCAAATCTATAATTAAGAAGAAAATAAAATGTAATAAAACACTAAATCTACTATTTAAAATTATAGATAGTGCTAAAGGGGTTCCAATAGGAAATTACCTGTCACAATATTTTGGTAATTTATACTTAACTTACTTTGATCATTGGGTTAAAGAAGTTCTTAGAATTAAATATTATTGTAGATATTGTGATGATATAGTAATATTACATAAATCAAAATCTGAGTTGAGACAAATATTTAAGGATATAAAACAATATCTTATAACTAATTTAGATCTTTCTATAAAATCTAATTGACAAATTTTTCCTATAAATAAGAGAGGAATAGATTTCTTAGGTTATAAATTTTACCATAATTATATTAAAGTAAGAAAATCAATAGTTAAGAAATTTAAACATAAAGTAAAAATGATAAATAAATATATAGATTCCAAGACTAATACAAATATCATTAATTCTATCATGAGTTATTACGGTTGATTTAAACACAGTGAAAGTTTTGGAATATGATTTAATCAATTAAACACTAGATATTTAATATCATTATTTACTAATATTTGTCAGTTTAACCAAAAAATAAGAAACCCACACAAGGAGTCATTACAATGTATATAAGATCATCAGCAATAGATTTTCCAGTTGTATATAAAAATAAAAATTATCTAATAGTACCTTTCAATATTAATGAAATAGTTACTACAGAAGAAGATGAAGAAATAATAACATATAATTTTTGTTTGTATAAGGAAAAATTTAGATCTAATAAATTACACTATATCAAAAATATAGTATGAAAAATGTTAGAATATGATTTGCATAATCATATATATCCTGAATATAATCAAGGATCACAATCATCAATCCAAGGATACGCAAACAAAGCAAAAGATGAAGATAAATTTGATATTTATGAAGAATGTAAGAAGATCCAAGAATGAATAGATAGTTGTTTAACATATTATTATGATAAAAGGGATGAAATTTTTTACGCAACAAGTGTAGAAGATGTTACAGTTGTTAATTGGAATTTTATTCAAAATGTTCCAAAACCAAATAACTTACTAAAGTTAAGAGAAATTAAAGAAATGTTTAAATAAGAGGTGAAAAAATGGTATGATACAATCCAAGAGATTGATTAAATGAATCAATTAAAGCATTCAAATCAAAATCTGATTATTTAACAGATAAACAACAAGCAACAGTATCTGGTGAAGGATATGAATCTTTTGATATAACTGGATTCGGTTCTACTGGATTATCTAGTTTTAACATGTTTTATAATCAATACATTAATAAAACATATAAGAATGAAGTTGCTAAGATTTATCATTATAGAAATATGGTTAATAATCCTGAAATTTCAGATGTTGTTGAAGATGCTGTTAATGAATCATTACAAGAAGATACAGAAGGATATATAATTAATTTTAAAGTTAGTGATGAATCAATATCTAATAAAGAATCATTGATGAAAAATATTAATAATGAATTCTATAATTTCTTCTATAACAAATTAAATATTGAAGAATCAGCATGAAATATATTTTATGATTATTTTGTTGATGGAAGAGTATATTTAGAAAATATTATTAACGTTAATAGACCCAAAGAAGGTATTATTGGATGGAAACGATTACCTTCTGAAACAATGGATAGAATGTATGATGAATTTGGAAGAATTGAAGCATTTCTCCAATATTTAAGCAGAGATCCGAAAAAACCTAAAGATCTAGAAGATGCTGAAAGAGATGATAAAATTATTGTATTCTACCCTGAACAGATAACCTTTATTCCTTATCAATATGGTCAAAATAGAAATATAATATATGGATTCTTAGAAAAATGTAAGATTCCTTATAATCAGTTGAAACTTTTAGAAACTGCTATGGTGATATATAGAATTGTAAGAGCACCAGAAAGATTTGTATTCAAAATTGATACAGGTGCTATGCCTAGAGATAAGGCAATGAAGTATGTCGAGAAAGTTAAGCAGAAAATGAACAAAAAACAGACATTTGATCCTAACACTGGTACATTACAGAACAGTTCAAGTGTGCTCAGTCTCCTAGATAATTATTTTTTGCCCCAAAGCGATAACCGTGGTTCAGATATATCAACAGTTGGTGGATCAAGTAAAGGATTTGAATCATTGGATGATATATTTTATTTTCAGAAGAAATTATATAGAGCACTTAAATATCCTATGAGTAGAGTAGAAAATAAATTTGAGAATAGAACAGGTGATAATTTATTTCATGGTAATGCAATGGGGGAGATAACCAGAGATGAGATTAAATGATCCAAATTCTTAGAAAGACAACAGAAAAAAATTGCTGATAATTTGAAAGAGTTATTCCTATTACATTTAAAATTTAAAAATTTAAAAGATACTTATGGATTAACCAAAGATAATTTTCAGATTCACTTTAATGATCCATCTAATTATAAGAGCCAAATGGATCAGATGTTATTAGAGACAAGAATCAATAATTACATGCATTTATCAAATGAGGAAGGATTCAGTAAGTTCTTCTTAATGAAACATTATCTTAATTGAGATGAAGAGACTATTAAAGAAAATGCTGAAGGAATAAAGAAAGATAAAGAATTAGGTCTTGTATCAAAAGATGGTATGGGATTCTAAATAGAATAGAATCAAATAAAAAAGGAGAATGTTATGGGTGATGTAAACAAAGAAAATGTAAAGAAAGCATTGGATAATTTCGAAGATGAAAAATACGTTCAAAGTAGAGACATATTAAAGAAAGAGTTCAGAAAGAAATTTAATGATTACTTAAAAAAAGAGTTAGATACTGAAAATGATCCTGTCGATGGTATCGAACCAGAAGAACCAGAAAAAGACAATACTGAAGATGAATAAGTAATTGTTATTGTTTGATTTTTAAAGTGTGGGAGAATACTATATTCTTTCACACTTTTTTTATAAATAATTTAGATAAATATTTATAATAGGAGAATAAATATGAAAAAGTTGAAACTTATAACTGAGAGTAATTTTGACATATTAACCGAAGAAGATTCTAACAAGAATTTATATGTAACTGGTATATTTTCTTCAGCTAACAAAAAGAACAGGAATGGTAGAACATACCCCAAGCACATATTAGAAAGAGAGGTAAATAAACTAAAAGATCAAATTAAAGAAAATGGTCCCATACTAGGTGAATTATCTCATCCTGAAAGTAGATGTGAAACAAAGTATGAGTTAGCTTCTCATGGAACTGAAGAGTTATGATGAGAAGGAGATAATGTTTATGGAAGAGCAAAGGTACTAAAAAGTTTACCTTATGGATCTGTTCTTGAGGGTTTAATAAAAGAAAAAATTAAGATAGGGATTTCAAGTAGAGCACTTGGAAGTTTAAAAGAGAATAATGAAGTGTCAGAAGATTTAAATATGATTTGTTGGGATGCAACTTCTAATCCTTCAAATTATGGAAGTTGGGTTAATGGTATACTTGAAGGTAAAGAATTTAGTATTCCCGAATCTCAAGTTATGGAACCTAATGAAGAACAGATCAAAGAGGCTAAAGAAGAATATTATAGAAAACTTTGACAAGTAATTGATAATATTGAGAAGAATTTATAAGGAGAGAAATTATGCAAGATAAGACATTATTAGAAAAATTAAATTTATTTTTAGGTGAATCTGAAATTGATTGAAAACAGGTAAAAGAAGCAATGATAAATGCCGCTGAAGATATCTTTGATGAACCAGATAAAAAGGTTATTGATGATATGATTTCTACTATTAAAAAGAGAAATGATGCTAAGGATACTGAAGATGCGATCCAGATTGGCATTAATATGATGAGAAGTGAAGACTAATATAAGGAGAATTTATGCAAAATAAACTATTAGAAAAAATTGATAAATATTTGGAAGGTAGTATTAACCTAGATGAAAAAGTTTCTAGAAAAGAAGCTCTTCAAAAAGTAGAGAGAACAATAAAATCAGCAAAAACAGACAAACAATTAGAAGTTGCATCTAAAATGGTTGGAAACTTTATTAAAATGTATGGTGAAAAATTCATTGATGATGTTAAAAATCTTTTAAGTCCCCTTAGAAAAAACACCACTGATAAATTTCTGAGAATGATTGATGATCAAAAAAAGAAAATTGAACTGGAAAAAGAAAGATCATAATTTTCCCATAAACACTGGACTTTTTAACAATTTTAACAATTTCTAGTGTTTACTTATAAATAAGATTAGATAAAGACAAATTTAAAACAATTCTAGAAGGAGGAATAAAATATGGAATTAGATAAAATCCTAGAGATGTTAGGTGTTGATAAACTTGACGAATCTAAACAAACAGAAGTTCAGGAAAAACTTCAAACCATTATTGAAACTAAAGTAGATGAGAAGGTCAAGGAAAAGGAAGAAACTCTTAAAGAAGAGTTAACAGAACAATTTGAGCAAAAATTTGAAGATTATAAAACTGATATTACTGAAAAATTTAGTAATTTTCTGGACGAAGTAATCGAAGAAGAGATGAAAATCCCTGAAAAGATTAAGGAATATGCAAGAAAGGGTGAATTATACTCTGATGTTATGGAAACATTGAAGGTAAGAATGGGAATTGATGAAGGTGTTCTTGATGATGAAACTAAGAGTTTGATTAAAGAATCAAGAGATGAAATTTCTAAACTTACTGATCAAGTTAATTCTTTAACTTCTGAGAACATGGAAATGAAGAAAGATGCTAAAGAGTTAAGTGCTGGTCTTTATCTAAGAGAGAAATGTGAAGGTCTACCTTTTAAACAAAAGGAAAAGATTATTTCTTTACTAGAAGGTATTACTTCTAAAGAAGAAATTGATAAGAAGTTTGATGTTTTGGCTGAATCAACCAAGAATGAAGAAACTGAATTAACTGAGGAAAATAAAGGTAAGGGTAAAGAGGAAGGTAATTTAACTGAAGAAGTAAGTGATGATCCATTTACCCAAATGAAACAACAATGATTAACCATTATGAGTGAAGAAAAGTAATTGAAATATAAATATTCTAAAGGAGGAATTAAAAATTATGAATAAACAAATTTTAGAAAAATGAAAGGAACTATTAGAGAGTGAAAATGCTCCAAAGTTCAAAAGTAATAAAGTTAAGGAAGCTACTGCATTGATGTTAGAGAACCAGTTTTCTTATTTAAGCAAACAAGGTTATAACATGAATGAAGCAATTTCTGATCCTGGTACAGCTGCTTATTCAGGTAGTTTAACACCTCAAGGAAATTCTTATGGTCAAAGTGGATACTTTCATAAGATTGCTATTCCAATGGTAAGAAGAACATTTCCTGAGTTAATTGCTCACGAAATTGTAGGTGTCCAACCAATGACTGGACCAGTTGGATTAGCATTTGCTATGAGATTTAAGGCTGATCAAACTTATAATAGTGGAACTAATCAAGAAATTGGTTACAATACTATTGATAAAGACTATTCTGGAACTTATGAAACAAGTGCTGGTGAAGCATTAGGATCTAATGAAACTAATGATTTGGGTCTTGGATTTGGAGATGGTACAGCTATCAAAGAATTAAGTATGACCTTAGAGAAAGATCAGGTCGAAGCAAAAACCAGAAAGTTAAGAAGCAGATGGTCAATTGAAGTTGCACAAGATATTCAAAATATGCACGGACTTGATCTTGAAAGTGAAATGACAGAAGCACTTTCCTACGAGGTAACTGCAGAAATTGATAGAGAGTTAATTGGTGAGATCAGAAGTGTTGCACCTCCTACTTCATATGATTATGACACTGATTTTGATGGTAGATGGGAATCTGAAAAATATAGAAATCTATATAATGCAATGATCAGAAAAGCAAATAGAATTGCAGTTAAGACAAGAAGAGGTCCAGCTAATTGGGCAGTTGCTAACCCAACTCTTTGTGCAGCTCTTGAATCTACACCAAGTTTTGCTACACATCCAACGGGTGCAAATGTAAACACTGCTATTACTGGTGTTGCAAGAGTTGGATCATTAGATGGTAGAATGACTCTTTATAGAGATACTTTCTATGATACTGATAGTATTCTATTAGGATTCAAGGGTGTGAACGAATACGATACTGGAGTTGTTTATCTTCCTTACATCCAATTAATGTTGGATAGAGTTACTGATTATGCAAGTTTCCAACCTGCAATTGGTTTACTAAGTAGATATGCAATTCATAAACATCT